ATCGTGGCATCCTGCATTCACAGCACTGAGTCCCAGTTACGAAACGTCGGAAGTGATTGATCGCATGTTGGCATTGACGCCCAATCAACACTGGACACAAAACAACGGCAACGACGTGCATCTTGTGATCACCGGCGGTGAACCCTTGCTGGGTTGGCAACGTGTGTATGAAGATCTCATCAGTGATCCTCGCATGCGTGATCTGCGCAATATCACATTTGAAACCAATGGCACACAGAAACTACAGCCCAGATTCCGTGACTTCTTGCAGGCATGGCAACAGCCTGCATTGGGCGCTAATCAATCACAGTTTGTGACGTTCAGTGTCAGTGCAAAACTTAGTGCTTCAGGAGAGAAATGGGAAGAAGCCATTCGTCCTGAGATTGTGGCCAGCTATCAAGAACTGGGTTTTACTTACTTGAAGTTTGTGGTAGAAACTGACGAACACTTTGCCGAAGTGGATCGAGCGGTAAAAGAATTCCGAGATGGTGGATTCCGTGGTGTGGTATATGTGATGCCACAGGGCGGTGTTGTTATGCCATATGAAAAGAATCGTGTGCGAGTAGCTGACTGGGCATGCAGCCAAGGCTATTACTACAGCCCACGACTGCACGTGGACCTCTGGGGCAATGGCTGGGGCAAATAAATGAAATTACATGCACAGATTACAAAATGGATTAAAACTTATGCCAAAGCAAATAAAATTTCTGCTTTGGTAGTGGGTATCTCGGGAGGTATTGACAGTTCAGTTGTGAGTGCTCTATGTGCACGAACCGGACTCAAGACCATTGTGGTTCAAATGCCCATTAGACAAAACAAAAAGCTGGACAATCGTAGTAGCATGCAGGCCACTTGGCTGCTGGAGCACCATCCCGACAATGTGATGCACATGAGCATGGATCTAACTCCAGTGTTCTCTGCGTTCGAAAAGAAAGTGGATTCTTTTTGCAATGTCGAAGACGATACCTACGATACCTACAAGCTGGCGTCAGCTAACAGTCGCAGTCGCCTGCGCATGATGACGCTGTATCAAATTGCACAATGCCACGGCGGCATTGTTGTAGGCACAGGCAACAAGGTCGAAGATTTTGGTGTAGGCTTCTTTACCAAATACGGCGATGGTGGTGTGGATATCAGTCCAATTGGCGATTGCCTCAAGACCGAAGTTTGGGACATGGGTTGTGAGCTGGGTCTGCCACAAGAGATCATTGATGCACCGCCCACCGACGGACTTTGGGACGATGGTCGCACAGATGAAGATCAGCTGGGCATGAGCTATCCCGAACTGGAACGTGCCATGGAAAATGATCGCGTGGAGAGTCAGTGTGTTTATGATACACTTCCGCTACAATTGGACAAAACAGAGCGTGCTCAGTTAAAGAAGTATCGAGAAATTCGGCAGCGAAACATGCACAAAATGCTGCCGATTCCTGTGTTCAAACGTTGAGTCAAGGATAGATTATGGGATTGTTAGATCGTTGGTTAAAACCCAAAAAGCGCACTCAGAAAGAAGAGCCCAAAGACAATGTGGCACCAATCAAACGGGCACTGCAACCGCAAAAGACTGCCAAGGAATTGGCCGACGAGCGCGGCGAACCTTACATAAATGTTGTGAGCATGGAACTTGATCCCAACAACCTACATCAAGGTGCGTTTGAACTGGATTGGAATGACAAGTTTGTGGCCAATCTAGTTCGTGCTGGTTATCAAATGAAACCCGATGACACCGATGCAGACATCGTGGATCGCTGGTTCCAAATTGTTTGTCGCCATGTGGTAATGGAAACCTGGGAACAAGAAGAAGCCATGCGCAAGAGTGGCATCTATGTCAAGACCACAGATCTAGGCAACGGTCGCAAAGAAGTCAGTTAATGATTCTGTATGTAAATGGCGATAGCCATGCTGCCGCCGCCGAAGCGGTAAACTCCTATGCATTTGCCGAAGACGATTCTACGTTGTTCTACATGGGTCGTGTGCCTCATCCTGCCAACTTGGCAGTGAGTTGGGGCAAGATGCTGAGTCTGGATCTCAAAACCAGTTTTCATTGCGGAGCCGAAAGTGCCAGCTCAAATCACAGAATTTTGAGAACTGCACGAGATTGGTTGGCCCAACCACGTAACCAGGATGTGTTGGTTGTGATACAATGGAGCACTTGGGAACGAGAAGAATGGCTGCACAATGGTGTTTACTATCAAGTCAATGCATCCGGGATTGACCATGTGCCCGATGCATTAAAACAAAAGTATAAAGAATTTGTGGCTAGTGTGGATTGGAAAAAATGCACTGAATATTGGCACAACGAAATTTGGGAATTTCATCAACAACTCAAGTCCCAAAATATACCACATGTGTTTTTCAATGGCAACAACAGTTTTGAATCGATAACAGATCAACGAGATTGGGATAACAGTTATATTGATCCATACAGCGCCAAAGGCACATATTCTGCTGTGCTAGAGCAAAAAGGTTATTTTACTGTGTCGCCCGAATCTTACCATTTTGGTGATGATGCCCATAGATTCTGGGCAAATTATGTGCTACAATATATCATTCGTAACCAAATAATCTAAGGCTCTTATGCGATATGTGTTGATTGACACCAGCAATATGTTCTTTCGTGCACGACACCAGACTCATCGTGCCAGCGATACCTGGACCAAACTGGGGTTTGCATTGCATCTCACTATCATGAGTGCCAACAAGGTTGCTCGCAAGTTTGATGCTGATCACATTGTTTTTGCCCTGGAAGGACGTAGCTGGCGCAAAGATCACTACAAACCCTACAAAGCAAACCGTGCCGAAGCACGACAAGCTCTCAGTGACGTCGAAGCTGAAGAAGACAAAATGTTCTGGGAAACCTATGATAATCTGACTAAATACTTGTCTACTAAAACCAACTGTAGCGTTGTTCGCTGTGCCACCGCAGAAGCAGATGACGTTATTGCTCGTTGGATTGCCTTACACCCTCAAGACGAACACGTTATTGTTAGCTCAGATTCAGACTTTGTGCAATTGGTTGCACCCAATGTCCGTCTCTACAATGGCATCAATGACTATTTGTTCACAGTCAACGGGGTTGAGGACGACAAAGGAAAATCATTGAGTTTTGTGGTCAAAAGCGACAGTAAGATCAAGGTCGGCAAACATGATCCTGCGTTTGTAGCACCTGTGGATTATCAAAAGTGGGCACTGTTTTTGAAGTGTGTTCGGGGCGATGCCGGCGATAATGTATTTTCGGCTTATCCCGGTGCACCAATCAAGGGCAGTAAAAACAGAGTTGGATTGACCGAGGCGTTTGAAGATCGTGACAAAAAAGGCTATAACTGGAACAATCTCATGCTGCAACGATGGGTGGATCACGAACAACAAGAACACAAAGTTCTTGTTGACTACGAACGAAATCGCATGTTGATTGATCTTGAATGCCAGCCTGATGAAGTCAAAGCAGAGGTAGATGCAGCCATCATGGAACAAGTCAGCCATCGAGATGTGGGCCAAGTGGGCATGCATTTTCTAAAATTCTGTGGCAAGTTTGAACTCAACAAACTCAGCGAGCATGCTGACACTGTCAGCCGTTGGATGAATGAAACATACAAAGGAGTTCTCAATGATCGTAGCTAAACCAGTTGTAGACAAACAGTTTTGGATTCTACAACAGGACGAACAAAAAATTGGCAATGTGGAAGCTTGCCAAGACGGTGGGTTTCAGGTTCGACTCAATGACACTGTGCAGCAATACAAGACCATTAAAATGGTCACGCAATTGCACAACATTGAGTTTGAACAACCGCCTGCTGTAAAAAAGAAATCTGTAGGCAATGACGTGCACGGATACCAGGCGCATGGTCGAGTATACAATCCCATCTGGGATGTAAAGCATAGACTGCCACTGTATACCAAAAGTAAAAAATCTAAATCGTGGTTTGCTGCAGGGTGGTATCAAGTTCAACGTGGTCGAACATGGAAGACTGTTCAAGATCCCAAGTTGATCACTCTGCAACGTTACAAATACCACGGACCATTTCATAACAAGGAACAAGCCAATGAATCCATTTCGTGATCAAGAAAAATTTATGCAAGCCTGCGGTCAGACCACTGTGGGCGAGAATGTCGAACAATACAAACTCTACTACAATCTTATCAAAGAAGAAGTCCAAGAACTAGATGACTCTGTCACACATGAAGGTGATCTAGATGCACTGATTGATATCTTGGTTGTGACCATTGGTGCTATTCACAGCATGGGTGCAGATGCCGAAGGCGCCTGGAACGAAGTCATGCGCACCAACTTTGCCAAAATTGATCCTGTCACAGGCAAAGTTCGACGTCGTGAAGACGGCAAGGTTCTCAAGCCCGACGGCTGGACACCGCCGGATCTCAAATCTTTTGTGAGAAAATCGCTATGATACACTTGCAAAAATTTATTGATCGTGTGCAGGGTGCAGATGCTCGTGGACTTCGAGACATCAGTATCAGTGTCACTGATGCCAAAGCCATGCATGCTGAGATCACTAGACTGTTGCTGGATCTAGAAAATCTAAAACAAAATGCTGTTCAACAGCCCAAAGATGAGGTTATCCAAGTCGCAGTCAGCGGGGGTAGTTTTTTATAAACTGCGCCGTTTTCTAGACTAAATACTGTCATGAGTAGACCCAAGCCCACAGTTCTAATCGAACAGACTGACAAAGCAACATACAAATCTGAGCAGGTTTTGGCCAGTGAAGGTGTGTGGGCAGTGTTCTACGACAACAAACCTATCAATTTGAAAACTTCCAATTTGTTGGTTCAGTATCCTGGACCCAAATACAAAAAAGTAAGTTTTTCAAATCCTGGGCATGCTATTAACTTGGCTCGCAAACTCAACACACAGTTCAAAACCAATAAATTCACTGTGGTGCTGCTGAAGCAAGGTCAACAAATATTTCCCAGTGCGTGACAAAATTGAAATCACTCGACGTTTGATACAACAGTTGCCACCGGAATCCTGGACCTTGGAAGAAGCAAGAATAGCATGGTGGTATAATTTTAGAGACAACGGCGGCATGAGACTCACACGTCAGGGCTACGATGTGTTTGTCAAAGATTTAGACATTGAGTGTTATGTATTTAATATTCCCGACAAAACCAAATTCAATCAGCGAATGATATTGGCCCTGGATCGAAAATTACAAATGCCCTATTACATACAAAGAGATCAACGTCGTGTCAGCAAATTGATATTCTTCAGCAGTCGCGAAGCTGTGCTGGCAAATCTGTATGGTGATCTTGAAAAGTTTTTGAATAACTACAGTTAATTCGCAAAGCAAAAGAACAACGCGGATTGACTTTAAATGAAATATCTGCTATACTAGTAGTATTGCGCCTATAGTTCAGTTGGTTAGAACAGTCGACTCATAATCGATTGGTCACAGGTTCGAGTCCTGTTGGGCGCACCATTTTTTGTGAGAGCATTGTGACACTACCCGACGAACGATATCGTGCTGTGATGTGGGCCGAGCGGTTTTTACGAGACCTGGCACACGACACAGTAAATTATCCCCGAGTGCCCAAAAAGATCAGGCAAGAAGCTGGTAGTATTCTACGGCATTTTCCTGCAGAATACGAAATGAAGCGAGCATCCGAAAAAGCACCCGATGTGTTTCAAGAACGCATGGAACCGCTGACTCGCTTGGTCCTGCAATACGAGCAAGATAAAGATCATGAATCGTAGTCTCGAACGCAATACCTTTCAACTCAAGGCTTATCTTGAACGCTGTGAAGCCGACGGCACAGCACCCAATGAAGACTACATCGAGTTATATCTAGCAGACAATGGTCGAGAAGTTGAAAAACAAGATCAGTGGAAGATCAACAACTTAGAATACGACTTGCGCAGCACCCAGTGGATTTGCGACAAAGTCAAAGCTCGCGAAGAATATGCACAAAACATCTACGCTGCTTTGTGCAACCAAGACTGGCAACGCAATGATGTATGGCCTTTGCTCAAAGGTGAAACTTACAGTTGCTCGTGGCGCTATGCCGGGGGCATTGTGGCCGACATGCGTGAAGAGGGTGACTATATCGATTGGTATTGTTCGGGCATTCGTGGTGGACACAACGAAGAAGATCTCAAAGATTTATCCCCGGAAGAGCGCCAACGTTACGACTGGATGCGAGAAAACTTTGTGGGTGAAGGATATGTTACCGATGAAGTTCGCGAAGATTTTTTTAAATTAGGATGGATACCAGTAGATGATACAACTGGAGAATAATCCCAAACTGGGATATTATACTTTAAACGACAAAGCATACTACAGCAAACCTCAGGTTCTGGCTGAAAGCACAAGAACAGGAGGATTTCCACATTGGAATTTCAACAACCAAGTTTTTGGTGCCATTGATACCACCGTGGAGCCCAACGTTGACATTCGCATGTTATACAGAATGAGGGCTCAACAACTAAGAGAAAAATATGATTATCTTAGATTAGAATTCAGTGGCGGAAGTGACAGCGCAACTGTGTTAATGAGTTTTATTAACAATGGAATTCATATTGACGAAATTGTTTGCCGCTATCCTAAACAAGGCAGCAAAGGATTAGAAGCCAATGCCAAAGACACAAGTTCTGAAAATATTTTGAGCGAATTTGAGTTTGCAGCAAAACCCTTTTTACAATATGTTGCTACTCATCATCCCGAAATAAAAATAACTGTTCATGACTTTAGCGAGAACATGATCAACTACCGCGGCGACGAATCATGGATCTACAAGGCCAAAGATTATTTGCACGTAGAGCATACATTTAAGCACGATCCATTGTCCACAAAAGAACATATCAATCAAGCCGAAAGCGGACGCAAGATTGGTATTATATATGGAATCGACAAGCCAAAACTTTGTATCAAAGACGGTCGTTGGTGTTTTTATTTTTTAGATATCATGGCCAGTCACGCTCAGAATGTATCGGGCATATACAACAACATAACAACTGAGTATTTTTTCTGGCAACCCGATCTGCCTGAGATCATTGTAAAGCAGGCTCATATGGTGATGAATTGGTTTATGCAACCTCAAAATCAACATTTACAGTTCTTATTAAGATGGCCCAATCACAGTGTCAGCAACAGAACAACTCTGGAATCCTTGATCAAACCAATAATTTATCCCGATTATGATTCAACAACATGGCAAGTAAGCAAACCAACCAATAACTTTTACGCCGAAATGAGCTACTGGTTTTTTAAAAATTTGTCAGACACCCATTTTCACAAAGTGTGGCAAGCAGGAATAGATCATGTTGTCAACACTGTTGATACAAAATTTTT